ATCAAAAAGAATATGTATTTCTAAGTGCCGAAGTTCGGCAACCAGCTCCATGTATTTCTTAGCGGTGGCAGCGTCAGTTGCGAAAGTTAGTTCTTTCTCCAGACACTTAGGGCATTCCGATCCGCCCCTGCTAAATTCGCCACACCCTTCGGTGATGCAAGTCGAAAACGTAGTGGGCCAACGCGGATACTGGCGTTGTATTGCATTGAATAAAAATTCTTTGTGGTGGGTCTTCACGGCTTTCCTCTGTAGTAAGGGTGTGCTTTGATCTGCTCATGCAGTTCTTCCATGAGGATAGTGTTGCGTTCGTTTACCGCATCATCAAACTTTGCGACTAGCTCAAGCAACGACCCCGTAGGTTTCTTGATTGAATCATACGCCGCTCGAAATGCTTCACCCTTTACCGCTCGCGGTAAACATCCTTTTCCTGCTCCAGTTCCGAAACTCATGCTCAACCAAATACTCGGTTGGTGCGACGAAGTCAATAATTTTTTTTTAGAAAGATAACTCGTCGTCCAAAAGGGCGACTAACTCGCTGAAGCTGAACGCAGTATCGACAATAGTATTGTCGCTTAGATCAAACTCTTGGCACACCATGTTAGAAAATAATTCAAACTCGTCGTCTTCAAAGAAGGAATCAAGTTCTGCACGCATGGGGACATCCATTTTGTGACCAAAGATATCCTCAAGCATAGCGGAGATTGCGGATATGATGTACGACCTATTCATTTATGTAGTGAATAGTATCTTGCTATAAGCGCAGAGTCAACAATTCCGTCATGGGCTGTGGTGCTTCGTTTTGTGGCAAGCCATTGTTCGTCGGGCCAGTAAGTGTTTGCTTTGTTAAGGGCTACTACTTTGGTTTGACCCTTGGCTAATCGCTTACCCAACATTACATCTTGCCACTCCTTAACCTGTACCCGCTTCAAAGAATACTGTAGCGCAGCACACGCACCGTCGATCTTGCCGAATGAGATGCTCATCGAGCGCATGGCTTGAGAGCTCTTAGCGTGACGTAGCGGCTCTTCGATGCAGACGACGATGTCCCTGCCTAATGAATCGAGATACTGCAGGACACCCTTTACGCATACTTCTTTCTTATCCCCGATAGAAATGGTGGGCATCGGTTGGTACGATATGACTGACTGACCGCAACTGGAGATGGCACACAGACCACCGCTAATCCCGTTGTCCACTCCTACGATAACAGAAGCCATATCAGTCTTCGGAAAGGGTCTCGACAATCATCGACTCCAACGCGCCTGTTGTTAGGAGCATGGATAGCCAGAATTTAGACTTGTCCGTTAGATGATCGTACAGATCCATGTTGTCCTTAGAGTTCATCACTAACAGGATAAAGGATTTGTCTGCCGTCTTAAGGCTAGCAATTGCATCCTCAACGAAGTCGTTAGACCCACCGTTAAACTCAGTCATCGGTCACCTCCTCCGCTTCGACAACAACGCGAGCCCCGCCAGTCGCGGCTTTAGCATTGTTAAGTATTGAAATATCAATAGAAAGACCGCTGCCATTACTGCTGCCACCTTTAGGGTTAAGACCTAAGTTGCGGCGGATAAGCTGGTCTAGTTCGGACAACTCGCGCACAGTCCGTGGGCCGCGCACGTTCATCAGGTTGTCGCGCAGCATCTTGATTGCTGATGCCGCAACGTACGCTTGATACTTATCGGATGGGCTAGACTGGCTTTCGGCAATCTCTATCAAGGCTTCTTGCTCCTCATGCCGTGCGTCTATGCGCGGGTCAGTGATGGCTTTCTGTAAGTTATTCTGAAAGAGTTCTACTTCAGGGACAATAGGCTTATCCATCTCTATGTAGCGGCACACCGTGTCGTAGCTGATGCCGACATCTTCTGCGATCCTTTGTTTGTGCCATCCCTCAGCGTTAAGTTTTTTAACCCGCTCAAAACGTGCAGCTTTAGATATGCGCTTTTCAGAAGCCAGTACTTTTCTTTTGCTTGTCTTTGGTTTAGGTTTAGTCATTAGCACTAACGTAGTAGTAGGCTTTAAAAGTACATCTTGTCAAACCTTTTTTAATACAGTAGTGTCCGTTACATGGGCAGACCTAAGAAAATTAATCCAGACAAGACGACCAAGTCGGTACTGGAACCGAGAATAGATTCACAGAGCCGCAGGATGGACGTTGGAGGATATTTGATTCCTGTTACCAGCACCCTGACTGCCCTACTGTGGGGCTTTGCAAACCACCCGTCACCGAAGGCGCGGGAGTTTTATTTCTGGCGTATCGCGGACTTGCTGTGGAACAAGGACGATCTGCCAGAACATATGTTCGTACGTCATCCGTGGGCGGACAAGATTATCCACGAGTGTATCAACAACAAGTATCTTGCAATTGGTGGGGCTGCTTCTTCGGGCAAAAGCCATACGCTTGCAGGATACGGGATCATCAGTTGGCTTGCTGCGCCGAGGGATACTCTGGTGCTAATGACTTCGACGACTTTACGGGAGGCTCGTAAGCGGGTATGGGGTTCCGTTATCTCGTTGCTGTCCGTCATTGACGGAGCACCGATCAACATTCGGGACTCCATCGGGTCGGCAAACTACGTTGACGAGAACGGACAGACGTTCGATAGAGCGGGTCTCTCGCTTATCGCGGCGGAAAAAAGCAGGACGCGAGAGGCTATCGGCAAGTTCATCGGTCTTAAACAGAAACACGTAATACTAATTGGTGACGAATTAGGAGAACTATCCCCCGCCATCAAACAAGCGGCACTTGCCAACTTGAGCAAGAACCCGCGTTTTGAGTTTAAGGGCGCGAGTAACCCTTGTAGTCGGTTCGATGCGTTCGGTGATTGGTCTACGCCGAAAGACGGTTGGGACTCGATCACACCAGAAGTGGACGACGAGTGGGTCACGAAGTGGGGCGGCAAGTACATTCGTCTAGACGGTGAGCGCAGCCCCAACGTGTTGGCGGGTCACACGGTGTACCCGTTCTTGCCGACGACTGAGAAGATCGAGGAGGACAAAATGTTATTGGGCGAGAACAGCCGTGCGTACTACCGAATGGTTCGTGCTGTCTTCTTTGACTCAGACGAAGCGGAGGGTATCTACGGGGAGTCCGAGATGATTAAGGCGGGGGCGATGAATCGGATGGAGTTCTCTGGTCCCACTACTCTGATCGCAGGCGTTGATCCAGCGTTCACAAACGGCGGCGACCGCACAGTAATGTACACGGCAACCGTAGGCAACTTTACGAATGGGCAGTACGGGATTCAGTTTCAGGATTGCATCATGCTAAATGACGATACGACAAATAGAGCTGTACCGAGAACGTACCAGATTGTCCACCAGATCAGGGACAACTGCTTGCGGTTGGGTATCAAGCCAGAGAACGTAGCGATTGACTCAACGGGTGCAGGATCACCGTTCTGCGACGTTCTGGCAGGCGAGTGGTCTGATCAGTTCTTGCGTGTGCAGTTCGGCGGCAAAGCATCAGATCGTCGCGTGAGTATGAACAGTCAGCTTACTGGCGAAGAGCTGTACACGAATAGAGTCTCCGAGCTTTGGTTCGTTGGCAAGGAGTTCTTGCGTACACAGCAGATGTCGGGAGTTGGTGATGATCTGGCAAAGGAGATGTGTAGCCGCAGATACGAGATGGTCAAGTCGGGCACGTTGCGTGTGCGTGTGGAAACCAAAACGGAACTGAAACAAAGAGCGGGTCAGTCGCCCGACGTAGCGGATGCGGCTTTCGTCGCACTCGATCTCGCACGGCAGAGGCACGGGCTCGTTGCCGTTGACGCGATTAAGGATACGGGCATGGGTGTGTTCGGCATGAGGCAGAGAAGAACCCTAAAAGATTTGGATGTGGTCGGCAGGTCAAAGCATTCGCAGATGATCTACGATTAGTACTCCTTAATGCAAGTGTATGACGTTTACTACACGGGAGAAAAGTTTGAAAAGTTTCTGGAAACATTGTAATTCAATGTCATTCAATTAATTTATTTAATTGAATTATTGAGTTAATATGAATTACCTATAGGGAAGAAGATTATAAGTACCCTGTAACGAAATTTTTTGGGCTCTTAGAGTTTGCCCGATACCCGCTCCCATGCAGGCCAAAAGATCTCGTCCAGTGCGCGGACGATGGGCTCTTGTTCGTACTTTTCGCTCCAGCTTACGCCCGAAATAAAAAGTGCAGCCTCAACCATTTCGTGTCGGAGTGTTTCGCGTAAAAGTTTTTTGTCTTTAACCGTATCCTTATCCAGTTCGATGACTTTCTTATCGGGCAAGTATTGACCGTACGGGTCACCACCCAAATCCTTCACCCGAATCGGAATCCTGTATCCTGCAATCTGAACACTCTTCGGGATCATTGCTACAGGATACAGGATGGGTTTTAAATAGTACAGCACCAAAATAAATAGCTTGCCAATTGAACCTAAGTACTCCAGTATATCAATACTTTATGGCTGTTAACGAAAGAGAATCCACACGTCTTTACCGCGAAGCGCGAAGAGCCCTAAGGAGTGGTAACAGTCAAGCCTCCGCAGAACTTGGAAAATTGGCTGTTGCCGCAGTGGCCAATGAGCCTACTGGTATTACGAAATATGCTGACCGTATAAAGCGGCAAGAGTCTGATCGTCTTGCTGGAGATCAAGCTGCCGCTATTAACAGAGGCGAACGACCAAACCAAGCGCAAGCGGCCTCTGGTAACATTCTTAACGCCAGACAAAATCTTTTTGAGCGGATGAAATCCGCGCCTGATGCCGCTGCCCGTGAAGCGTTTCGCGGTCAAGCCTCTTCTTTAGGCGTGAAGGATTCGGGTTTTAATCAAGCGTTGAATAGCTTAGGTAATACGTTTAGTGCTGCTACGACTACCCCCACCGCTACGACTACCCCCACCGCTACAACACCCGCTACGACTACCCCCACCGCTGCAAAACCTGCTGCAAAACCTGCCTACGGCGGTGCATATGATAACAACTACGGTTTGGGTGCTAACAGCGGGAGTTTAATTGGAGCCCCAAAACCGATTGCCAGACCTTTTGTAGTCCCACCGTCCTCAGCTAGAATAGACCCCGTTACAGGATATGAAAAAGCATTAAAGGAGTACCAAGCTAGTTTGGGTTCCAGTGATACTGATCAAACTTTTACTGATAAGAAGAACAAACCAAATAGTATATACCAGACAGCCTCTTCGTTAGATCAAGCTAAGATTATTGCAGGCACACTCAAGCGTGCTGCTCCGTTGGCGCGGAGGGACTCCGCTCTTCTACAGGACTTGCGCGACAAACAA